AACAGAAATGCTTCAACTTGGGGATGAGATCAAAAAAGTTATTAGATCTATCTTAAAAGAACAAGAAGAAGAAGCTATTAATTACGCAAATTCTACGGACTACGAAATACATCCGTTTGCAGGCTAATTAAGAGCTAATATTATTGGTATAAAAAGTGTGTTTAGACTACGGGATACCTTGCACTTCTCTATAATTTTCTATATATTCTAATCACTATACATAAAAATATTCTGCATAGACGAGTATAGTCGACAGCCTAGAGACTATGTGGAATTAACTAGGAGGATAATACTATGGCAAATAAAACAACTTTCACTGGATTCGTTAGATCGAATGGTGGAGATAATTCAAGAACAACTTATGCTGGTTCAATACCTATGCAGGCTCAATTTTATTTTGATCCTACTGCGGTTGCAGGAACTGATGCACAAGTATCAGCAACTGATACAAGCAAAGTTATTCTTCCAAAAAATACAGTAGTCACTGGAATCACTTTTAATGGTGCAGCAACTGGTGGTACTAGCCCAACTATTGATATGGGTTACACTGATTATGATGGTGGAACAGGCTTTGTTGATATTGATGGTCTATTAAATGAAGGAGTTGCCGATGGAGGTATCAAAACTGTATGGGGTGGTGATTCTACTTCAGGTGCTTCTTTAGGAAACATTGCTTTACCTGCTACTGAGATTATTAAAATCGTTGGTGGAAAAGGTGCTTCAGCAGCAACAGGTGGAACAATTACTGGAATCATTTACTACTATGTAAAAGATGACGGTAAAGAATCTAACTAATAAATAATTTAATGTGGGGCTTCGGCCCCATATAAATTATAAGGAGAAAAATTTATGGCAATGAAATCAGATGTAAAACCGATAGTACTAACGGCAGACGGTCCAGCATTCACAGGTAGAACTAGAGTAAGAGCTTATGCTGTTCAGTCTACTGGTGCTTCTGGAAGTGCTGTTATTAATACTTTAGTTAATTCAACACAAGCGAGTGCGTCTACTACTACTGGAGTGTATATGACAGTTCAAGTAGGAGCAGGACAAACAGAAACATTAAATCTACCAGAAGATGGAGTTTTATATAAAGACGGTGTTGGTGTAACTTCTTTATCTAATGTTACTGTAACCTTATTTTTAGATAAATAGGAGGGTAGATGGCTACCTCTGGTACTACATCATTCAATCTAGAAATAGATGAAGTTATAGAAGAAGCTTATGAAAGAGCCGGTGTTGGTGGAAGCCGAACTGGTTATCACTTAAAAAGTGCCAGACGTTCTTTAAATATTTTATTTTCTGAATGGGGAAATAGAGGCGTTCATCTATGGGAAGTAAAACAGGCAACTGTTCCTTTAGTACAAGGCCAAGCAGAATATAATTATGCAAGTGATCCTACTAATTTTCCTAATGATATTAATGATGTATTAGAAGCTTATGTTAGAAATAATACTGTTTCTTCTGCACCCAATGATACTTCCTTATCTAAAATAGATCGTTCTGCATATGCAGCGATTCCTAATAAATTATCACAAGGAACACCTTCACAATATTATGTTCAACGAACTGTAAATCCAAGTATCTATTTATATCAAACACCTAGTGCTGGATTTTCAGGATCTAATTATCAATTTAAATTTTATTATGTAGCTAGAATTCAAGATGCAGGTGCCTACACAAATACAGCAGATGTAGTATATCGTTTTATTCCTGCAATGGTTTCTGGACTTGCTTATTATTTAAGTATTAAACATTCTCCAGAACGAACAGAATCATTACGTTTATTATATGAAGATGAATTAAAAAGAGCTTTGGAAGAAGATGGTCAAAGAACATCTACTTATATTTCACCACAAACATTTTATGGAGATGGAGTATAATGGCAGGAATTGAAGATATTATTAGAGTATATAGAGGAACTGAAAATATTCCTTTAGAGGATCAAATTAAATATTCTGATCGTGGAAAATATTTTACAACCAATGTTGATGATGCAAAATGGTATGCTCAAAAAAAAGGAACATTAAGTGGTAAAGTTAATTATTTAGATTTAACAAAAGAAGAATTTGATAAAGCTAAAGCTTTATCTAAAATAAAAAATGTAAGATTACCTGGAGAAGTTATTATAGATGAAAATTTATTAAAAAATCAAAAATTAGATTTTTTTAAAACTTTGCAAGCAAGGACTGGTAATTTAACAGATTTGGCTAAAAAAGGACTTTCAAAATTAATGAGTTTACCTATGTCTGTTGTTTTTAGTGTTATAGATCCAACAGATGCAAATGCAGATGAAATTAATATGAAATTAGAAGATTTTGCAAAATTAAAACAAGTAGAAGGACTAATGGATAAATCATTACCTTCAGAACCAAGAGATATATAATGTCAACTTTTGCTAAAGGAAAAAGATCATTAGCAATATCAGACCGTTCAGGAATGGCATTTCCTTATAAAGAAATGGTATTTGAATGGAATGGTGCTTTTGTGCATTATTCAGAATACGAACCTAAGCATCCACAACTAGAACCAAAACCAGTTGGTGCAGATCCAGAAGGATTACAGTTTGCAAGACCACAAAGAACAGAACCACCTACAGCAGATTTATTACCAGAAGATCCTTTTGTAGTAACTTCCGGATCTACTACAGTAACAGTTAATGAACCTTATAGTGGAAGAGTAACTGGAGATTTTGTTAGATTTAATGGAATACCAAATAATATTGGCGGAGTAGAACCAAGTAATATTCAATTATTAACTACATTAGCATCTACTATAGATGCAACTACTACCACTATTACATTAACAGACTCTTCTCAATTTCCTACTTCAGGATATATTATGATTGAAAAATTAAATCCTGTTACTCTTCGTTTTGAAAATGAAGTAATAAGCTATACAGGAAATAGTTCTAATGTATTGACAGGATGTGTAAGAGGTACTAATTCATTGACTAGAGGGATCAGTTTAGGAAACACGATAGCAACTGCCCACGAAGCAGGATCCACTGTATATGGTGGATTTTCTATTACAATGGTAAGTAGTGTAATTCCTAATCCGGGAGTTCCTTCTACTATTACAGTACAAAATAGTTATACATTTAATTTAGTTTCCTCAGCAACAGGAAACGCAATTGGAGGAGGTTCGCAAGTATTTGCAGGACCAATGAACGATAAGGCTTAATATGAACTACGGACAATTAAGAGATCAAATTAGAAATTATACAGAAGTAGATAGCAATGGTCTATCTGATTCTACAGTAGCACAAATTACTGTTAATACAGAAAATAGAATTTATAGAGAATTAAATATTGATTCTTTTAGAGCTTATGCAACTGCAGCGATGAGCACAGGAAATAGATATGTAACAGTCCCTGCTAATTTAAGAAATATTCGTTATGTTCAAATTACTAGTGGAGGAGAACAAACTTATTTAGAACAAAAAGACACTTCTTTTATGGCTGAGTTTGATCCTACTCCATCGACTACTTATGGAACTCCAAGATATTATGCTAACTGGGATGAAGTAACTTGGGTGGTAGCACCTACTCCAGATACTAATTATAATATTACAATGGCATATTATGCACAACCTGCTAGTATTTCTAGTAGTGCCACTAGCACTAGTTATGTATCTACTTATGCAGAAGACCTTCTTTTATATGGATGTTTAACAGAAGCATATAAATACTTGAAAGGTCCGGCAGATATGATACAGTTATATGAACAATCTTATCAAACTGCTAGAGAGTCGTTTGGTGTTGAACAAACAGGTAGAAGAAGAAGAGATGAATACGTGGATGGGGTCGTCCGCGTTCCATTACAATCTGTTGACCCTTCAAAGTAGGAGAACAATATGGCAAATATAGTACCGGATAGTTTTAAAAACGAACTATTTTTAGGAACTCATAATTTTAGCACATCTGCAGGAGATACATTTTATTTATCTTTGTATTCAACTGTAACTGGATTTACTGCTACTGGAACTACTGTCTACACAACAAGTAATGAAGCTTCTGGAACTGGCTATACAGCTGGTGGTGCAGCATTAACAAACACAGCTTGCAGCGTTGCACAGAATATTGCGTTTGTTGATTTCTCAGACGTTACATTTACTACAGCAACAATCACAGCTTCCGCTGCTTTGATTTATAATACTTCTCAATCTCAAAAAGCAGTTGTTGTTCTAGATTTTGGTGGAGATAAAACTTCAACGAACGGTGATTTTACTATTCAGTTTCCAGATGCAAATTCTACAAGTGCTATTTTGAGATTATCATAGTAATTTTGCCATAACAAAATTATGGCTAATAAAGCTTGGGGCGATTTATATTTTGGAGCAGGTAGTTGGGGCGAACAAGCCACAGATGCAATCGTTCCTGTAGGAATTCAATCTGGATGGGGTAGAGCAGCTTTTGGTCAAGGTGCTTGGAATAGTCCTGTTGCTATTGATGCTCTTTCATTAAATTCTGGAACTGTATCTATTGTAGCTAATGCAAAAGTATTAGCGGATGGAAATAATTTACAAAGTCAAGTTGGAGAAATTACTTTTTCTGGTGATGCAAAAGTTGATGTCACTGGAAGTGATTTAACTTTAACGGTAAGTAATGCAATTATTTCTGCAAAAGGAAGTGTTGATCTTACTACTAATCAATTACAAATTTTAATTAGTTCACCAAGTATTTCTGCAGATGGATACACAGAAGCAGTTAATGGAAGTCAAATCTCTACACAAGTAGGAACAGTAAGCTTTAAATTAGATAATCAATTTAACGTAACAGGATCTGGTATTCAATTAGCAACTGGCCAAGTTACTGTTGCATTACCTACTGTAGTTAGATTAGATCCCGGTCCACAAATATCTACACAAGTAGGAACTGTTGGATTTAAACTAGATGCTAATTTTGAGGTTACTGGAAGTGATTTAAATATCAATACAGGAACTGCAGCTGTGGTGGCCAAAGCTATAGCAGAAGCTACAGGATCCGCTATTCAGGTTCAAACTGGCACTGTTAATATAGAATCTAGGTACTATGTAACCGGATCTCAGATAAATACCCAAGTAGGAACCCTTTCTTTTAGTACAGAACAAAATATACAAGTTACAGGTAATAACTTGACTTTAGGCTCAGGTAGCCTTACTATTACGATTTGGCAACCAATAATTCCTGGTGCCAATCAAACGTGGACTGCCATTACAACTGGAGACACGCAAACGTGGACACCACTTTAAAAAAATGATAATACGGAGAATATATGGCTAGTACATTTTCAAATTTAGGTCTTATCCTAATGGCAACCGGAGAAGATTCCGGCACGTGGGGTTATAAGACAAACGTAAATATTCAAAGAATTGATTTTGCAATGGATGGTATTGCAGAACTTACCATCACAGGTTCAACTACTTTAGCTTTTTCAACTAATTCAGATACTACTACTTACACACAAGAAGCAGGTAGAGCTGGTATATTAGTTTTATCAGGAACTCCAAGTTCTGTTCCAACGATTACAGTTCCTAACATTGAAAAACAATATCTTGTAAATAATACAATGAGTACCACTGCAGTATTTACTGCGGGCGCAGGAGCAGCTAATGCAACAGTAGCCGCTGGTGCTAAATCTATTATTTATGTAGATGGTAGTGACGAAGTTATAGAAGCTGTTACTGACACAGTTAATACTCCAGGCGGATCTAATTATCAGGTACAATTTAATGATAATGGGTCTTTTGGTGCTATTACTAATACAACAGCTGGATATATATTAACATCTAATGGAACAGGGGCTACTCCTACTTTCCAGGCAAACTCAGGAGTTTCAACAGGAAAAGCTATTGCAATGGCAATAGTTTTCGGATAAAATATAACAGGAGATTAAAATATGGCAAATCCAAATATAGTAAACGTCACAACGATTTATGGTAAGTCGGTACAAGCCGCTCTTACTACTACACTTACTACAGAAATTATTTCTGCGGTTCCTACTGGAAGCGT